GTTCATCCTAGCGATCTTATCTTGACCTCGACTTGGTGTATATGCTGTAACCGGGATCCCCATTCTGCGCAACTCTTGCGTCAGGGGCGTTCCGCTGGCTTTTGCCTCGATCAAAATGCAATCCGGCTCCCAGTAGCGGTACTCGTCATACGCAACTTTTTTCAACTCTGGGAAGTCTAGCCGTACTCGTTTCGCGTCCAGTAAAATCAACGCTTGGTGGTCGTCGTCAGGTGAATCAAAAATCGCCCAGGTGGTGATGGCGCTGTAGTCGGCGGTCTCTTTTTTCGAAAATGCGGTGTCGTAACTCTGAATAACGTATTCATACGCCGGGACATAATCTCGCTCCCACAGACGCCACCATTCTCTTTTCACGATCGAGCCCGCCTCGGCAGTCGGGTTCTGCATCCATTGCGAATTCCATTTGCTCACCGGCAAAGAGGCTTTCACAGACAACAATTCTTCTTTCTTCCAAAACTCGGGCCACAAAGGTGTATCTGACTCAGGCATTATCGCGGGGAACTCGATGACCTCCCACTGATCGGCGTGATCATCACCTTGTTTTTTCAGCACCTTTCCCACTAGATCTTTGGTGCTCCAGCGCGTCATAACGATGATGATGATCCCGCCAGGCTGCAAACGCTGGCGAGGGCCAGAGGTGTACCACTCATACGCGGACTCCATAGCGGTAGGAGATAGCGCGTCTTGTTCTGAATGCGGGTCATCGATTATCAGCAGATCAGCACCGCGCCCCGTGATAGCACCACCCACACCAGCATAAAATGATTCACCGTCCTGGTTAGTCGTCCATCGTCCTGCCGATTTGTTGTCAGCTTGAAGTTTCAGATCGGGAAAGACCTGAGAGTAATCATCAGAGTCGATGATATTTCTGACCTTGCGACCGAAACGCACTGCTAACTCTGCGGTGTGCGTCGTCTGGATTATTTTCAGATCGCCGCGCAAACCCATCATCCAGGCAGGGAAGTAAGTGGACGCAAACTCGGACTTGCTGTGACGCGGAGGCAGACAAACTATCAGCCTTTTGAGCTTGCCCTGCGCAATCTTATTAAATTTGTCACCGATGATTTTGTGGTGTCTGCCGAGAATACATTCGGGCCACATATGCTTGACGAACTCGATGAAGTCAGACTGACAAGTCTCTTGCTTTTCCATCTGTTCATAACGAGACAGCAAGGCCAACGCCTCGTTTTGATCCTGCTCACTCAGAATCTCAAAATCTTTGAGAGAGACCTCAGACATCTTCCCAAGGCTGGCCCTTGAACAACAGAGCCTCTGCCTCGCGCCTTCTCACCAAACCGTCTAGCACCTTACCTCCTGCTCTATTCCAGCGTTTGATTTGGTAAGGGGCATCCTTGTAGTCACCGTCATTCAGTTTACGCAGCAACGTGGATTCTTTCAGAGCGCCGGGGCCAAGGTTATATGTCCATGCAACCAGCGCGTCGAACTGATTCTGTGTGAGATCGACGTCAACAAGGTCATTTACATACCCCTCGAACTTTTGTAGGTCTTCAGTCAGCATCGACTCAGCTTCTTCGGCTGTGCAAGTGTCGCCTTCTGAAACGCCGGATGTGTGGCCGTAGCCGAGTGTCCAAACGTCAGCCGAGCACTGATAAGCCTCAAGCTCGCAGCCCTCGAACTTCTTGATGAGGGCAACACCCTCGCTACTCGTCACTCGCATTACTTTTCTCGCGCTACCTTATTGACCTTCTCGTAGCTACGCATTGCACCAAGCCCCAACATACCCATCATCACAGGAACGAGAAGCGTCGTATCCACTTCTGGCACTGTTACCCATATGCCTAAAATGTTGACGATAATAGTGTTGTAGAGCAGACCAAACGCACAGATCCATCCTATACAGGGACGCCATCCTCCGATAAACAACGAGCCTGTGGCGGCTTCTGCTTTGTTTATTTCGAGCTGAGCCAGCATTGCTTCTTGTGAATGCTTTTCGCTCATAGTGGCTATCTCATGAGCGAGCTTTGCTTTCTGATCCTTGTCCTCGATAAACTTATCTAACAGTCCCGTTACGGGGCCAACCAAAGATGCAACAATGCTCATTTACCGTTTCCTCTTGTAACCCATGCGCTTGCGCCAAAGAAAGCTGCCACCAGACCAGCGATTGCCACGAAGTAGACACTGGCAATATCTCCCAGTATAGCTGCTGCTTGATCCAAGCCTACAAACGTGCAGACGACGATCAAGGTCGGATATAACAACATGCCCCATAACGCGAACCATGCCATGCCTCTTTGCGCATTTGCTTTGTCCTGCTGCAAACGCAGCTCCTGCAACTGCTGACTGGTTTCCAACTCATCATCGTCCACGACTCCATCGTTGTTCGAATCGTATTGAGCAAATTCAGAGTTTGGCTCCAGCTTTTTCGCTGCCATGTCTAGTCCCAGAATTTCGTGTTAGGCGGCGCATACTTCGGGATGCAATACGCCGTCACGTTTTCTTGTGATGATAATCTATTGTTTTGCACCATTTTATACTGCCCCGATTCGATCATATGTGCAAAAAAATTGCAGCGATCGACCATGCGGAAAAAAAATCGTTCATCGAGGGGCGCGTTGTCTACGACGACAACAAGCAAGAAAGCCATGATCATGGCATGTTCAGCCAGTAACTCGCGGCAAACAAAAACGTCGGCCCTGCTATACCGCTGATTAAAAGTGTCCAGAGTATTTTCTCCAAGACACTCACCCAAAGGCTTTCAAGATCAACACAAATATTAGGACTGCGATGCCGCCTCCGATGACCAGAGTCGTTCCACCAACGAGTATTTGCTGAATCAATATCTGTCTCTCACGCTTGCGTTTTGCCATCAGCCTCTGGTGCGCCCTCCTGTCTTGTTCCTGCTGCCTTATCGCCCGGTCATAATCCTCTAACAGTTTTGGATCGGCGACAAGTAACAGATCCCTTAAGTCTTTCTGATACCGCTCTTGGTTCCTGCGAAGCATTTGCAGCTTAAGTATGTCGTTTTTTGAAAGCGCATTGAACGCCGAGCTTTTGCGTTCTACTTCAAAGGTATTAAGAGCCTCGCCAAATTCTGACACCAGGGCCATTGCCTGCTGGACGTTAGCCTTACCCTCGTTGACGTTTTGGATCACCGAATTGATCTGCTGGAGAAGCATCCCGGCGGCTGCAACAGACTCGATAATCACGATTTACCCCATGAAAAACTGAGGCAAAGCTGCCGCTGCAATCAGTGCGTACAGTCCGTAAATAAGGTGTTCTAGGTGTTTGAACTTGGCAGAGCCTTCTGCAAGGCGTTCTTCAATACGCTGGTAACGCAAGGCACACTCACGCTCATGGGCGTTGACTTCGTTCAATGCTTTTTCACCTGCGTCACTCATACCGATATGTTTACTCTTTGGCTAGGCGCTAGTTGTTGCGCCTCGACCCTGTTACCTTCTTTCGTATAAATTGTCGGTATGATTGTCTCTACCGCTTCGCGCACAGTCTCGCCTTCAGCGCCTGTTCTTAAACGCTCCTGCTTTTGCACAGCGACTTGCTTCCAACTGATCTGCGCTGTGTCATTGATGCTTATTTCCATCTTGCTCACCCTCTACAGGAAAACAATTTATATTGGCGGCTACTGTCCTTCGCTCGCCTTCCCCCTGAAACGGATACACCATGTGCTGCATCCAACTTGGAAACATATATAGCCTACCCACCTGCGGCCTGACTACGACATTCTGCGTAGGCTTGAGCCGCTCTCTATCCCATGTACTTGACTGCCCGTAGTTGAAGCAGAGACAGCCATCGCTTTCACCAGAGGCATTGTACAGTCCGTATTCTTGTGATCCTGGCCTTGGCCCCTGGACTATCTGTGGCGGCACCTTTGTCCATGTTGTGCAGCTAATACCCATGATCGTCTTTGTGCCATGATCGTGGATGGGATTATAGTCACCTTCGTAGCTGTGAACTGACCACAACTCATCCATTTCCACGTTGCGATTACCGTCCAGAACCTGACCAGATTGCGCCATGAACTGGTTGATATACGTCACACCGATTTCGCACAAGAACCTAGAAAACGGGGCCAGTCTTGGGTCTTCATGATCCATCACTAGCTGCTCGCCTGTTTTGATCTGACCTACGAGTGTATGCGCTGCGCTTACCTTATTGTCCTGCTTGACTAGCTCATCAAGGTAGTCGTTACACGAATCAACGAACTCTGTCGGGATATCTAACTCCATCAGAAACACCGACGGCAGCGGGTGCATCTGAAACTGAATCTCAGCCATTTATGGCTTCAACAGCAGCTTCTTCCTCGCCCTCTTCAGGCTCTTCTTCTGGCTCAACGAGTTGCGCGTCAGCTTGTACCTTAATCTTCATCATCAAAGGCCAAGTCCCACTCTTGCTAGGCATATCGCCTAATATCGCTAGGATTGCGTTGATCTCGTTTTCTTCTAGATTGATTTGCACGTTCTGTTTTTCCTTATGGTGTATATGCTTTTGCGGCTGCTACAGCAGAGTCGATGGCACTGAAGTCTTCTGACCCCCAGTCACCGAGCGCCTTGCCGTACTCCAAGTATCCAGCACTGCGTAGCACACGCTCCTGCTTTTCAGCATTAGTCATGTCGTTGCAAAACTCGTTGTTTGCATCCAGCACGCTAGTTATGACATTTGCGCCATCTAACATAGCTTGATACATCCGGGCTTTCTCTTCGTCGGTTCTTGCGTCCTCAGACATTTCAGTCCTCCTTATGATTCTAGGGCTTCAATACGAGCCGTTAATTCTTGAACTGCTTTGACTAACGGCATGATGAACATTTCGCGAGATACTTGTTGCACTCCCCACTGATCCTCACTCCAGCCGCTAAAATCCGAAACGCCTGCTGCATCTAACGCAGCTTTCACTTCTTGAGCGATGAAATTATACATCGTCGCCTCTGTGTTCATTTCATTGTCTTCAGCGTTTTCTTTGTAGAGGTGCGCTAACTGGGAATCTGAAGAATCAAGTTCGTTACTGGGCTTCCAGTTGTATTTCACGGGGCGCAAAGCGTTGATAAACGACAACCCTAGCGTTGAATCAGCTATGTTCTTTTTCAGTCTTTGGTCAGAGGATCTCGACCAGTTAGCGTCAGTGTCAAAATCGTTCTTTACGATGTTCGATGATTTACCGAAACTGAAGTCGTTCCCATCACCATTTATGTCGTGACCAATTACAATCGCATGATCACCAGTACCAGATGCGTTGTTAGCATTCTGCCCAATGCAAATGTTTTTACTGCCGCTTGTAGTGGTGTCGCCAGCGTCCTTACCCAAAAAACAGTTTGAGTTACCAGAATCTGTATTCGAGCCTGCGTTTGCACCAAGTATTGTGTTGTTTATTCCCGAGGAAACTGAAGCGCCTGACTGAAACCCGACTGCCGTATTGAAGGTACTGGAGACTGTGTTAGTCATAACCAGTAGAGAATTAGCGCCAATTGCTACATTTGAGTGGTTTGCCCCAGCGGCAGAAAGAGCACCATAGCCCATGGCAACGTTGTTATTGCCAGTAGTTATTGCATCACCAGCAAGGGCGCCCGTAATAGTGTTTTGAACTCCCGTGGTGATTGCGCTACCTGCGCTATAGCCCACGCCGACATTGTAGGCGTTAGTACCTGTCGTAAAGTTTTGAGTTTTTAACGAATCATAGCCTACAGCTACATTTCTACTGCCTTGTGTATCAGTAGAAAGAGCGTTGGTTCCAATTGCGACATTACGATCACCAGATGTTAAAGCGTCTCCCGCGAGACCTCCAATGAGTGTGTGCTCTTTGCCCGAGCTGACTAACCTACCTGCATGATAACCGACTGCTGTGTTCAAGCTATCAGTGGCAGTAGCAGGATTCATCACTAGCAATGCACTAGAGCCAATTGCTGTGTTTTTGCTTCCTACAGTATTTGCACTTAATGCCGAGTTTCCAACAGCTACGTTAAAATCAGCATCTGTTATTGCATCGCCAGCAAGACCGCCGATTAGAGTGTTATCTACCCCTGTAGTGATTGACAGGCCAGCACTATCCCCCACAGCTACGTTATATGACGTAGTTGCCGTGGTGAAATTTTGCGCGGCTAAAGCAGATTGCCCGATAGCTACTGCCCTGCTACCCAAAGTGTCAGAACTCAAAGCTGATTTGCCGACTGCGACGTTATAATCGGCATCTGTTAGGGCGTCTCCTGCAAGACCACCGATGAGGGTGTTCTCGACTCCGGTAGTGACATCTCTTCCTGCGTTATGCCCTACCGCCACGTTCAAACTATCCGTAGCAGTAGCTGGGTTTTGTGTAAGGAGAGCTTGGAAGCCAACCGCTACAGAACGACTTCCGACGGTGTTCGTGCCTAAAGCGTTAAATCCCAATGCCACATTGTAATCGGCATCCGTAATTGCATCGCCTGCTCGCGCTCCCACTATGGTATTCTGAATTCCCGTAGTTATTTGAGCGCCTGCTTGATAGCCAACCGCTACATTGTTGCTATTTGTGGCAGTCGTAAAGTTTTGAAAAAGTAAGGCTCCATCACCAATAGCTACTGACCTGCTTCCTAACGTATCTGACCCTAACGCCTGTGTGCCGATTGCAATGTTGTTCGCCCCCTCTGTGAGAGCGTCGGCCGCAAGACCGCCAACGATTACGTTGGTTGTCCCTGTAGTGATAGCACTACCTGCCGCATGTCCTACCGCCACATTCAACGCATTTGTAGCAGTGGTCATATTTTGCGAGCCAAGAGCTGTGTATCCGACAGCAACGCTCATTGAGCCTAAAGTGTCTGCCGTAAGAGCGCCGTAACCCACGGCTACGTTGAAGTCGGCGTCAGTCAGTGCATCACCTGCTAAAGCGCCCACCAAGGTGTTCTGAACTCCCGTGGTGACTGCCTCACCCGCGCCCCTACCTACAGCCACATTGTAAGCACTAGTAGATGTCGTAAAGTTTTGTGTTTTTAGGGCTGCTGAACCGATTGCTACGGAAAAATTTCCTAGCGTTTCTCCACCCAAGGCATGTTTGCCTATTGCAACATTTTCATCGCCTTCGGTTAAAGCATCTGCTGCTAATGCTCCAAGAAGCGTATTGCTATGGCCTGTAGTTACCGACTGCCCTGTTATGTAACCCACAGCGACATTGTTTCCATCACCACCAGCATTGAGAGTTTTGAGCGCCCTGTAGCCAACAGCCACATTGTTCCCATCAGCATCTTCCGTGCTTAATGCCTCAAACCCGATGGCTACGTTGTTATCACCCGTAGTCAAAGCCGTACCCGCTTCGTCGCCCACGACCACGTTAAAGTTGCCGCCAGAAGTGATGCTGTTACCTGCGTTAACACCTACACGGACGTTGGATGTGCCTGCGGATGCGGTAATAAGATCCGCGCCATCCTCTATCGTCGTATCACCAGAAATCGCAACAGTGCCATTGAAGTCAAGAGCGGTCGCCGTAAGATCAATCTCGTCAGTCGCGCCCAGCGCCAAGACAGTCGCGCTTGAGCCTTGGATAAACTGGCTCGCC